TCTTCATCGTACTGTTACTTTAACTGAAGTTATTTCTGAGTTGTGGACTCTTAATAAGAAGGTTTTTGAGCGTTTTGCTCGTTTTATTGAGTGCGGTAGTATTTCAGTTTTTTGGGATGATGTTCCAAAAAATGCTTTTGAAGACATGTATACTCGAATTATTTCAGAATGGCCTTTGATTGATGTAGGTCGTACTGGTAGTTTAGATTTTGCATCATTTGATCGCGAACTTGATAATTGTATCAATCATTGTCTCAATGAGATTAAAACATGTAAGGATGGAGAAAGAACCTATTTTAGTTCTCGTCTTCTTAATTTGAGGAAAATTGCAGTAGGTAGATGTAAGCAAAAGAAAGGGACTTTACGTGAAGCACCTTTTTGTGTTCTTTTCACTGGTGGATCTAGTGTTGGAAAGACATGCATCGCAAGTGGTGTTGGTCGTTATATCGCTGGAGTTGGTGGTTATGACAATCACCCTGATAATTGCTTTTCTATGAATGAGCAAGATAAATTTATGTCTGGTATAGCTACTCATCATACTATTATTAGAATCGATGACATTGCTCAAGTTAAATCGACTAAAGCTACTGAATGTCCCATTGAAAAAATCATTTTATTAAATAATAATCAACCTATGCCAGCAACAGTTGCGGAGGCTGAGAAAAAAGGTCAAGTTATGTTAGACCCTCGTGTTGTTACAGCAACAACTAATGTGGATGATTTAGATGCTTCTTTGTGGGTTAATGAACCCGAAGCTATTTTCAGGCGTTTTAATGTACATATTGAGCAAATTGTTCGACCTGAATATAGAGAGGCAGATACTGCACGTTTAGACACTAGAAAGATTCGTGTTTTTGGAAGCGATATGTTTCCAGATTACGGTTTATATCGTGCGTACAAATGGATTCCTGAAGAAAAGGAAAGTTCAACTAAGATGGATAAACAAATTAATCAGTCTTTCAAAAAGAAGTATTTTTTTGATGCTGATAAATGGCTTACTATTGAGGAACTTCTTAAATTTCTTCGAATTAAAGCTCTTGATCATTTTGAAGGCCAGAAAAATTTTGTTACTGGACAACGTTCTAATGATGAATTTGAAATTTGTCCATCATGTCACATGCC